GTGGCGAACCTGCCCCATGCTGACTTGGCTCGTGCCGTCGATCTGCACCGAGAAGCGGCACCATGACTGCACGCGGCCAGATGGCTCGGGCGCGTTGTCGTGGATGACCCGCAGAGATTGCGGCGTCGCGACCTCGGTATCGAACCGGTTGCGAACAGCGGTCAGGATGTCGGCGAAGCTCACTGCACCCTCGCATACTTGGCGGAGATGGCTGCGACCGCTTGCGCGACCATGCCTCGCGGCGCCTGCTTGGACCACCCGTTCTCCAGCCTGAACATGTATGGCAGCGGGTTGCCGATGTAGGCGATCGTTGGAGACTTGATACTTGCGGCTACGTCGTAGCCGATCCGCAGAGCCTCTGACCCGTTCGCGTCTACGCCTGACAGCGGCCGGGAGCTTGATGCGCCGATGGTCACCTGCCAGTTCTTTCGAGCGTGGCCACCCACGTAGCCCCTCGGAAGCGGCTCTCCACTACCTGCTGCGCGACCTTCTCGGCCCGCCCTGCGCCGTCGCAGGATGTTGGCCTTCCACTTGGTGTGGTTGCCTACCGGCGTGGCCTGCACGATCAACGTCAACGCCTCGGCGACGATGGTTCGCTGCACCTCCGCAACGCGAGCCGGAACCGTCTCCTTGATCCACTTGCTGATGTCCAGGCCGAAGCCTCGTGCGTCAGTCATCGCCGATCTCCCCCACGTCGACCTGATAGGCCAGCGCAACGCCCTGTAGCTCGTAGGTCGTGGTTGCGATGATTGCGAACGTGCGCGCGCCGAACTCGATTCGGTGCCCATTGCTCGGCGCGACCGCCAAGCCGCTGGCCGCCATGTAGAACGTCCCCGTGACAGTCGTAGCGGCCCCAGTCGCTGCATATCGCTTTGCTTCGTCGACTGGCCCCACAAGCGTCACGGAGACAGATGTCGGAACTTCGGTCACTTCACCCGCTTCGTATGTGCCATTGGGAACGACAAGCGTTGCCGATGCGCCGAACCGCGTGATTGCGGCAAGCGTCTTCGTTGCAAGCTTGTCGGTCAGAGCGGTCACCGGGTGATCCTCACCATCGACTTGCTCGATGAGTAGGACAGCAGACCGCGCAGCTTGCTCTCGACGATCGGGAAGCGTGGATGTGTCCCCTGCTGACCGGCGAACGACTCGCTGACCGAGATCGGCCCGATCGAGAACGACGACGACGAGATGTTGTCAGTCCCAGCGGCAAGGTCAGGCCGGAGGCTGATGCCGGACAGGTGACGGATGGCAAGCTCTGCGCAAGCCTCTTGCAGCCGGCGCGGGATTACGTCGCTGTTGTATTGAAGGTTGCTGTCAGAGTCGACGGCGCCCATGCGCGGCCAGGTCAATGCCTGCGTCAGCGTCAAGACAGTGCCGCGCCACGATCCGCCGTGGACATCGTCCAGATATGCGGTGCCCTCGCGCAAAGCGTTCTGCTTCTCGATCGTGGTAGCTCCCGTCCATGTTGCCGGGTTGCTGCGCGTCGCGAAGTAGCTATCGCCGAATGCGACGGTGGCGTAGCTGTTCGCATCCGTTGCCCCGCTCCCGGCTTCGACGGTGAAGGCGGCGGAACTAGACAGGGTCGACGTTGTCGTATCTGTCTCGCCTTCATCGCTGTTCAGTGCGATCAGCGTCTCGGCAAGCTGCCTGCCGATCTGCAAGTTGGCCTCGCCGCTCCAGTGGATGTTGTCGCGCTTGAGCCGGAAGCCGGTGTCCGCAGATACCGCGAACTTGGCGTCCGTCGTGGCTAGCTGCGCAACAGCCGCCCGGACGGTCGACCGATCCGCAAACGTGCCTCGAGTGCTGTATCCGCCCTCGTCGACATGCTTCGGGATCTCCTGCATCGCGACCGAGAGCGAACCCTCTGAGCGCGTCTGGAACGTCTCGCGCCATGCGGCGACCGTATCCGCCAGCTTCGTAGCGAATGCCGCAGCGGCGGTGGACGACATCACGTCGTTGTCACCTAGCAGCGCGGCAACACCACGAACGTCTAGCGTCCTCGATAGCTGCGAGTAGACCTTGGCGATGACCTCGGACCACCACGTCTTAGTGTCGCTCCACAGGCTATCTGTGAGCGTGATGTCAAACGACTCGATGCCTATGTCGTCTTGACCTTCGACAGTGAGTGATGCGCCACCCTGCGCAACCTTGAGCAGCAGCACGCCGTTCGGGTGTTCCTCTGCCAGCCGAGCCAGGAAAGTGCAGCTAGGTCCAGCGTATCCGCTTGCCGGAGCACCGTTGGCGTTGTCGTTGGCAGTTACGTCGTATAGCTCGATCGTCTCGTTGTCGCCGTTGTAGACCCACTGGTCCTGCCTGACCGTGCCAGGACTCGGGCCAAGCAACTCTTCCGACCCTTCCGCGACGATGAAGTTCAACTCGATCTGCCCGACTGCTTGCGAGTCGCCGAGCATGATGTATGTGGCGATGCCGGTTCCTGGCGCCACAGTCGGTGCAGCTGCGTGATAAGCCTCGATCGCGTTTGCGATCTGCACGCCATGCGTCAGAACTGACGGCACGTCGTATCCGGTCGCGTCTGTCAGCAATGCCGGGTTCAGGGCGTTTGCGTCAATCAGCCGGACGTAGTCGTCGCTGCCATCGCCGGGGTCGGTGTTGGCCATGACCCGCGTCCACTGGCGCACAGTCTCGGCCAATGGGCCGCCACCTACGCTGTAGAGGTGCGAGACGTTGCCGATCTCCGCGTGCGGGTTGACGAGGAAGATGGGGACAGTGGTTCCGAACTTGGCTCGGATCTGCGTCAGGACCAGGAACAGCTGGCCGAAGTAACTCTCGTTGTCGAGTTGGATGTCCTCGTGGGCGAAGTCGAGAACGATGCCTTTGATGTCGGCTGTGTCCGCGTCATAGGCCAACTCCGCCTTGTCCCACTCGGCTACGAATGATGTCCATGCAGTGCCACCGGTAACCATCTGCGCGATGCCGGTATCGAAAGCCTGTTTGAAGACCCGGAAGTAGGGCGACGTTGGATACAGCTCGTTGAGCCGCTCCATGAGCTTGATCGACGGGCCGAAGTTGCCAGGGGTAGACTGGAACCAGTTATCACCCAGCGTGCCCTTGTTCTGCCCGATCGTCGGGTTGTAGCCAGAGCGCACTGGGTTGTATCGGCGCCATGCACCTGTGGCGATGTGCATCACGTCGCCGGCAGACGGGGCAACCGGCAGCGCAGGCGTGATCGTGATGGCCGTGGCCGTATGACTGGCGATCGTTCGCTCGAGTCCAGCAGGCGCCAGGGCTGCGTTGGATGTCTCGTCGAAGTAGACCTTCTTGCCGGTCAAGTCGCCGGCGAACGCGGCGCCGGTCAAGGTGAACGTGGTAGTGGTCGGCGATGGCGATGCAGCGACGACGAACTGCCCAGTTGTCGCGTTGGCGCCTTCCGATCCTGGCGTGCCAGACTTGCCATCCCACCAGACCTTGGCCGTGGAGTCGTTGCCGACATCCAGCGTCAGCTTGGGATCGCCCAGGCCGGTGAGGAACAGGTCCGCAGGCGACAGCGGCAGCCCCGCCGTGAGCGGGTATCCTGGCTGCGGTGTGACCGTGGCAGTGGTGCCGGTGATCGTCTCGCTACCCAGGTAGATGATGGTCGGGATCGCTGCCACTGGTCGCCTCGCGCTGGAGTCAATGCGACGCGGCCGGATGAGGCAGCCGCGTCACGAGGAAGATCACTCGGGGTTAGCCGAGGATCTTGACGATGCCTTCGCTGCGAACTGCCTTGACGCCCCAGAGCGCGCTGACAACCCACAGGTCTTGCATCCATCCGCGCATCGTTTCGAGCCGCACGGCCAATCCAGATACCGGGTCAACGAGCGTGTCGGTCATCGCATTGGCGTCACTGGCAGGCAGCGGGCGCGATGCGAATGCAATCGAGTCCGAGGTAAACGCGAGGTTCGCCACGTGGTCGTTGTTGACCGTGATCGCATTGCCGGTCGGAATGGCATTCACCAAGCCGGGGCTATTGATCGTGACCGTGCCAGCGCCGCCCGTGTATGCCTCTGCAACCACGTACTTGTTCGCCGTGTCAGCAGCGAACGAGATCACGTCGCCAGCAACGAGCGCCCCGGTGCCAGTCTGGACCACGATCGACGTTGCCCCAGCAGCCTGAATGCCATTGGTGACGTAGCCAGATCCGACACCCTTGGTATGGGTTGGGATGTTCTGGTTCTGCCACCACTGCGAGCCAACGCGGCGGTTGCCGTCGAAGGTGCCGTTGGTCATGGCTTGGTAGTCACCAACAAACTGGCTGTTCGCGAACTCGGGGAGGGCGATCAGGTTGGCTTCCGCGTCTGCATCGAACAGAACGTGGCGGCCTTCCTTCTCTACCTTGTTGCGGTTCAGGATCTTGTTCGCCTGGACAGCGAGGATCGCTGACGCGAAGGGAGTGGTCCCGGATGTTCCGGTAGCAGCGCCAGCGCCTTGGCTGCCAGCGGTGAGGATCGACACGTCGATCGCATCCACGAGCGTGGACATCGCCTTCGAAAGCACCTTCGGCATGTTGCCCTCACGCACGTCAAACTTGTCCTTATCAGACAGTTGGAACGTGACGTACTTCCAGTTGGCCATCTCGACATCGACAGCCGTTGGCGTCATGTCTGGAGGCGTTGGAGGAGTGACGCCTGGGGTTACGTCGCTGACCGTCATGGACGGCGTCATCGGAACGCTGATCTTCTGGCCCTTCTGGGCAGACAGCGCCGAGTATTCCGACGTGAGCAGACGAGGAGTGACGCTGTTGGCCCGAAGCGGGTTCAGCATCAACGTGAAGAGATCCTCGTAAAGCGAGGAGAGGTTGTTCGCCAATTGTCTAGAACCGGCAGCGATCGTTGGCTGTCCGGTCTCCAAGGGGTGCGTTTTCCGCAGACCACCCCTTGGTGGCGCCAACCATCAGCTAACTGCTCAATTCGATGACCGGAGCGGGACGGATCCCGGTGCGGTGAGCGACAAGAGCAAGACTGACAACCGGCAACATCCTGTGCGAGTCCTTATCGGAGTGGCACAGGTGCGCGGGCCGCTTGGCGCCTGGCTTATCCAGGGCGAAACCTCGCGGCTGATGGCTTTTTACTACTCGGGTTCGGTCCTGTCAACCGTATCCGAGTTGCTGCGGCGACGCTTCGGCGCCTTTGGTCGGCGGCGAAACCCGTGAGCTATCCGCCCGTTCGGGAACGTCCAGTTGCCAACGTGGTCCCATTCTTCGGCCATGCCTTCGCCGATATTGCCCTGGTCTTCCATTAAGACCATGACGCCGATGTCTTCTTCGCCATCGGCCTCGTCATCGCACTTGAGAGCGACAAGGCACTGGCCGAGACGGTTCATGCGCATATCAATGACCTGCGCCCCCTTTGGCGCGCTGATCTCGAACGTCTGCGCGTCACCTGGGAATGCTCTGGTTTCGATTCTCATTGCACCCACTCCGCTTCGCCTCGGCTGACTTCTTCGACGGCTTTGATCTTCTGCTCCGCCGATAGCTCGCTGCGTCGGTATTGCTTCTTGCCGCCTGGGCGACCGCCAGGCCGTGCGCTCCCGCCCTCACCACCTTCGAACAAGTAGGGATGCGTGGCCACCAGCTTGTCGACCCACGAATCAACCGTCAGATCGTTGCTCTTGTCATCAAGCATCGGCTCGCGTGGGGTCAGGTCGTCAAACGTGTCGTTGACCTTGAAGACCCGGTCTGCGTGCAGGAGCAGGCTTTCCCGCGCCCCGCTGCGCAACCTGAGCTTCTTGCCCTCGACAACGGAGAGCACGCGATCCTTGAGGGCCGCTTGGCTCAGGTGCGAGAACTCCTTCTCCTTCGTGGCATTCCATGCCTTTCGCTCGGCATCCAACGCAGCCTTCTCGCGCTCCTTGTTTGCCTCGAACTGCTTGCGAAGAGACTCGTTGCGCTCTCCTTCCGTTTGGCTTTTCTCCCACACCTCGCGCATCTTCGGGGCTGCCTCTGGGTCGATGCCTTCGAATGCAGCAAGCTTCGCCTCTAGCTCTTCGCGCTTCTGACGCTCGGCTGCCTTCTCGGCCTGGATGTGGTCGAGTCGACCCTTAAGCGATGCCAGTTGCCTGCTGAGGTCTGGCTGCTGTGGTTCTGCCGTTTGCGCCGAGTCGGCGACTTGCTCTTCTGTGTCCGTCATATATCAGCCCCTCTCGGCCTCGTTCTGTTGTGCCTGGCGCCACTTCGAGATCAGTTCCTCGAATGCGGTAGCCAAGTCGTGTGCTTGTTGTGTGTGCTGACCTTGGACCACGATCACGGTGTATGGACTGCCGCCGTGCGTCTCGTCGGTGGCGAATGTGATCTCGATGCCCTGCTGCTGCATCAGCGCGGCCAGCGTGCGCAGGTGCTCTGATGGCAGGCATTGGGCGAACTCGTTGGGGTCGGTCACTGCGCGGATTGCTCCCCCCAGCCTTGTGGTTGCTCGCCAGTTGCGAACGCCACCGTGACACCGTAACGATCACCTTCAGGCCATAGCACGAATGCGAAGCTGCACCATTCGGCGTCTTCTGCATCGGTCCTTGGAAAGCTGATCACGGATGACGCCGCGCCCATTCCTAGCCCTGTGCGAAGTTCCACGAACGGCCGACGCCCCTTGCGATCCCATACTGCGAAGACATCCGCAGCGACTGGATAGTCGCATTCCTCGATCGTGACGGGTCGGAAGTATTCCTCTGGCTCCGCCGGGCGGCCGAATGGTGATCCGTCATCGCGGCTTCGCCAATCGACGATGAATCGCTCGGTGATCTCGATGAGTTTGGCGGTGTGGATGCTCATGGCTTCGGAGGCGGCGGCAGCGGCATCCAGTGGGTGACGTAGCAACTACTGGCAGGGTATATGTCTGTGGTGTCCCAGCCTCCATCCTCGTCACGACTTGTCACGGCCATGCTCCCGATATCGAGCATAACGAGTACGTCGCAGCATTCCTCGGGAAGCCTCACAGAAACCGGGATCCAACAGAGCGCGTGAACGTCATGCGCTTGACCTTTGCCTGTCCCGAGTCCGCTGACCGGATCACCGTCAGACATAGATGCGCTGTTCCCGTTAAACTCGGTCATGCCCCTAGATCCTATCCAACCGCCGCAGTTCCGCCAACGTGAGCGGCTGGAGATCGCGCCCGAGCATCTGCTTTAGCGTGATCTTGCCTGCTCGCCATGCCTCCGCCTTGGTCTTGCCGAGCACCGTGTTTTGCTCGCTGATCGACTGCGTGGCCAGCCATGACTCGTAGTCGGTAGCGGCAGGCACCTGCCCGTCGATACTGGCGCGGGTGCCGATCGGCTTGCCACGGAAGTCGGGGACTGCCACAGATCGGCAGTTGGGGTGCAGAGGGGGCATCGGCCCTTCGCCAACCAGGAACGACTTTCCGTCATTGGCCGCGCACTGCACCGTGGTCTTGCTGTCCAGAGTGGCCAGGAACCGCCAATGCGTGACGCCCAACTCCTGGAACGTCTCGCCGCGAGCCTGCGCGCTGGCTGACGTGGCCGCAGTGCGAACCAGCGTGCCGACTGCCTGAGTGCTCGCGTCCAGAACACCGGCCTGTGTCCGCGTCCCACGGATGCTGCCGACGATCTGGTCCACCGTCTGGCCCTGCTGCATTCCTTGCGTGATCCGTTGCCGGACTGCATCGCCGGTCGGCTGCACCAGCATCTTGCGAAACCATCGCTCGGTGTCGTCGCCAAGCCACGGGCGCCGGACCTCCTGGCCTGCTGGTGTGGTCGGGACAGGCTCGCCAAGCGTCTTGGCTGCGTTCTCCGCCACGAAGTCGACCTCGCCCTGTCCGATGTCTCGCATCCGTTGCTCGGTCAGCAGACGAACGCTGGCGACGCCCTGCTCGATGATGGCCTCCGCCTCGCGGATGATCTGGGCCAGCTCGGGGAAGTTGGCCGGGGTAACGTCCTGTCCGCGTGGGTCGAATCCTGCCAGCCCACCGGCAATGGCGCGGATCAGCGGCTCGGCAACTTCCATGCGGAACCGCTGCGCAGCCTCGATCTGGATGCCGCGCACCGCGCGCGCCACCAGCACGTCATGCCGGTAGAACCGTTGCAGGAACTCGCCCGCGCTTTGCCGCAGCTTGGCGCGGATGTCGGCGCGGTTTGCCGCTGACAGTTGTCCGGGGATGCCGGTCACTGTGCGGCTTCCTCCTCATCTTCATCCTCGACGGGATCTTCCTCGGCATCCTCGACAGGCTCCGCCTCGGGATCCTCTTCGATCGCGGCATCCTCGTCGTCGCCCATCGGAACGCCTGCGCCGAACGCTCCACCGTCACCGGATGCCTGCATCGGAGCACCGCCGAGGTTCGCACCAGCCTGCTGGAATGCCATCATCTGCAACTCGGACGCCACCACCTTCTGCTCGTAGACCTTGTCGGCTTCGGCAGCCAGGTCGACGCCCTCGAGCATCCCGAGCATCTGGATCTGCTCCAGGTATGTCGCGGTGCTGATGCGCCCCATACCCACGTCAGCCTGCAACATGGCAGCGATCGCATCCGGCTTCTGGATCATGGCACCCTTGCGGATGCGGTCGCGCTCTTCGTCGTCGGTGACGCCTGGTTGCAGCATCTCGCCGCGCCGCAGGTTGTAGCTGTAGGTCTCCCAACTGATGGCGCCCTCCTGCAACGACTGGGTCAGCGAAGCCAGCTCGGCCGGGTCCATGCGGCTGCTGTCGAAGTCCGTGGCCAGTTCGTAGCGCACGGCTGCCAGTTGGTCGGTGCTCTCGAACGAAGGATACTGCCACGACAGGTAGCGTTGGATCGCTCGCGTCATCGCCTCACTGACGTTGTGCGCGATGGTCGCCAGGATGCTGCGGTCGCCTGACTGTCGCAGCCGCACGGTGCCCATAGCCTCGGCCTGGTTCGGCTGCTCCTCTAGCATCCTTGCACCAAGGACTGCTGCTTGCCGCTCCTTGTCGCGCTGTCCTTCGGCTAGGTGGTTCAGGCCAGCGCCGGAGAACTCCAGGTACTGCACGTTGGCGCCGGTCTGCGACGTAGCCCATGCGTATCCGCACCCGATGACGAACTGCGCACCCTCGGGCGCCTCGAAGCCAGACATCCATGGTTGCGGGATCGCGGTCAGGTGGCGGCCCCACTCCAGGTCGGCAGCGCCTCGGTAGTGCGCCAAGACGCAGTTGGCCAGCGCGAGCATCGGCGGATTTTCGTTTTTGGCTGTGATGCCACCGAGCGCGTTGACGATGTCGCAGGGGATCTCGTTCCAGAAGCGTCCGCCGTTCTTGGTCGGCACTTTGATCTCGTGCGGGAAGTCGCCGTAGCTCGATGCGACCTTGCCCGGCTTGCCCTCCTCTTCGCGCCAGATCTCCTGCCAGTAGATCGGCTGATCCGTGGGCGCTCCCGCAAAGCCCTCGAACCCTGCAACGCCTTCCCAGTGCTCGGGGATCATGCCCAGCCGAAGGATCAGCAGCTGCGGGTATTCCTTGACCGCCAACCCCATCTTGTCGTCGGGATCCTGCTCCTCGTAGGTCTGCGCGATCGCGACGCGGGTCAGCGTGCGGCGCCCGTCGATCTCTTCCTCGGCCCAGTGTCGAACATCCTCCGCAGGGAACTGCACGACGTAGGGACGCCCTTCGGGATCCGCCCCCTTGTCGACCATCAGCGCGTATCGGCCAACGGTCACAGCGTCCTCGACCTGCGACATCGTCAGCGCCTTGGCGCCCTCGTAGTTGATGCCGAGCGCGTCCTTGATGTCGGTCAGGTCAGCATCTGGCACGCCCTCGATACTGGGATCCTTCCGCATGACAGCGCCCACAAGACCCTGCACCGTGCGACTGGCGGCACCGTAGAAGCTCGCCCGCGTGATGTAGTTCTCGTAACTCTCCTGCGCGTATCGGTCGCCAGCCTCCTGCGATGCTAGGCGTGGCAGGTATGTGGTGGTAGCAGACTTGACGACCTCTTCGCCTGCAACGACATCGCGGACCTTGGTCCAGAGCGGGATCAATGCCCGATATGCTTCGTGAGACTGAATCATTGACGGAACTCCAATAGCCGTGCGGCCACTCGGTCGACGGGGAACAGATAGGCGATCGGGTAGCCAAAGGCGTCCAACAGGTGGCCCATAGCCTTCTGCGATTGCTTGTGGCTGTCCTTGTGCGTGTTCGCTAGCAAGTAGCTGCGCAGCTTCCGGCACTCTGGCGAGATGGTCACCTTGCCGTTACGAAGCCCGCCGTTGACAGCGTTGATGCGGTCCACAATGGCTGGGTTGGATGGCCGACATTGCAGCGAGAACCCTGCTTTGCGTAGATACGCATGGGCGGACATGCCCTTGTTTCCGGCGTGCGATCGCTGCGCACCGCTGGCATCTGGGTAGATCTTGCGAACGCTAGGATGATCGTTGCGGATGTCTTGCGCGCACTCCTCGGCGTCGCTGTCGAACTTCTCATACTCGGCGACGAAGTGGATGCGGTCACCGCTTCGCCAGAACACCAGATACGCCATCGGATCGACGTTGAAGTCCATCCCGACGCAAAGCTCTGCATGGGCTGGCATCGGGCAGTCAACGACATGGATGGTCGAGTCGAAGCTGTGATACACACGCCCCTGAGACATGTTGACGAACAGGCCATGGCGGTACGCCTTCAATGCCTCGGGGTCGTAGGCAGCCTCCATGCGTGCGACGTAGTCAGGGGACAGCGCACGATTGGCGTCGGTGCTGGCCTGCACGAAGCCCACGTTTTGCTTGACACCCTTCTCGCCCTCGCACAACTCATATCCCCAACCAACCACGCCTTCCGGTGTGCCCGTCAAGCCGATCTCGCGCAGCTTGGCCAGTGGATGCCGGACGCGGGCAATCACCTGCTTGTAAACGTCCTCGTGCTGGATGAACGGCTCGTCGATGTATGCGGCTGCCATGTTCGGCCCTTTGAGCCTAGCTGGCTTCTCGCCGCTGTAGCACTTGATGGTTGCGACTGCTCGACGGTTCGTGATGTTGAACGTGTATGGCGTCTTCTTGAGCAGCCGGAAGCGCATATACTTCTCGCCACTGCATCTCCCATCGAGAAGTTCGTTGATCGTCTCGACTACCGTGGCCTCTGCCATCGGGTAGGTCGGCGACACCGTCATCACGGGGACAGGCGAATTGCGCAGAGCGGTGTAGATGGTGCGCTTGCCCAGCGTCATCGTCTTGCCGCCGCCGTAGCCCGTCACTAGCGCCTTGATGAAGTTGGGCATGTCCCACCACTTGCGCTGATGCTCCCACATGCCACCGCGCACGACGGCGCCAGATGCGTCCAGCTCCGGCTCATCCATGCGCCAGAAGTCCTGGCTAGGCGGTGTGGCTATAGCGGTCAATTACTCGAACCTCGGATCTGGCTCGATGTTGTCGACATCTTCGGATGCTGGCTCACGTTTGGCCCACCTATCAGGCCAGCGTCGTTCGAGCATCCATGCGGCGGCGGTCCAGTGCTTTTCGGTGTGTCGGAGGATCTTGCCGTGGAATCCACTTTCCGCCTGCGCTTCTGCCTTTTCTAGGGCCGTAACAAAGTCAGGGTTGCGCATCTTGTGCATACGCATCGCATCTGCGCTCACGCCGTGCATCTGTGCAGCGCGATCCGGCCACACTCCAAGCGCCACGGTGCGAAGGATGGCGTCGATGTTCTCGTCCGTCATCTCGGTGCGCGGTCGGCCCACCTTGGCGGGCTTCTTCTTCGCTTTGCGCTTACTAGCCACGCACCGCCTGCTTGCCTGTTAGGTTCTCCCACCGCTTGACGATCACGTCGCAGTATGCGGGGCTGATCTCCATGCCGTAGCACTTTCGGCCCAGTTGTTCGGCGGCGATCAGCGTGGTGCCGGATCCGAGGAATACGTCTAGGACCAGCGCCGCGCCTCTGGTTGTCTTCTCGATTGCCTCGGCAGCCAAGGCAACTGGCTTTTGCGTTGGGTGAACATATCTCGCCGCAGCGTCCTTGCCGAATGACCATACGCTGCCGATGCGCTTGCCGCACAACTCTGATCCACGATGGAAAACCATCGCCACCTCGTAATCAGTCGAGAAAGTTCGCTTTAGGTCGCCAATGCCTCCTCCGCCTTTGTGCCACACTACCAAGTTGCTCATGTCGCCAATCTGGCTTACGGCTTCGGTCCACTCTGTTAGCACCCTCCAAGTCGTCCAGATAAACACCCATCCGCTGCTATGAGACATGGCTGGCGCAACCCACTCCGTAGCGATCGCATCATCTCCATCAATGACGGCGAACTTGGCAGACTTCGTGCGCATGTTCGACTGGTAGCTGATCCCATATGGAGGATCGGTGAACACTAGCGATGCAACACCACCAGCCATCAGCCTGCCAACATCCTCCGCTTTGGCAGAATCACCACAAAGCAACCGATGCTCGCCAAGCAGCCACAGGTCGCCAGGCTTCGTCACAGGCTCATCAGGAACAGGCGGTGCCTCATCCTCGACGATGTCGGTAGGCTCCAGCCCTGACATCAACTGGCGCATGTCCTTCTCGTCAAACGCCAGCGAGTTGCGCGTCTCGTCGTCCATGCCGTCGAGCAGGCTAGCAAGCGTCTCGTCGTCCCATTCCGCTAGCTCGCCCGTTCGATTGTCGGCGATGGCGAACTGCGATGCGGTGGCGTTGTCCTCGTCGATGACGACTGCCGCCAGGTGAGTCCATCCAAGCGCCTTGGCGGCCTCTAGCGTGCCGTTACCAGCGCGGACAATCATCCCCTCGCTCTGCACCACGATCGGCTTGCGTTGCCCGAACTTGTGCAGCGATGCCTTGATGGCGTCTAGGTTCTTCTGCCCGTGCTTGCGTGCGTTGGCCGGGTCCGGCGTCAAGTCGGCTATAGGAACCGACAGGTGCTCGATCTGTTTGGCTATCAAGCAAGCACCCCCATATCAGCCAGCTTGGCCCGCGTCGCAGCAGCCAGCCGGACTCGCAGCGTGGCGTGTTCGCAGCAAATCGACTCTGCATAGTCCAAGACTTCCTTGTTGCTGGCGTCCATGTGCAGCTTGTCGAGTAGCAGCTCTACCACGTGGTAGCGCAGCCCGTCGATAGTCTCGCAGATGGATTCCCAAGCCTCGTTGGCTTGCAGTGGCGTAACGATGCAGTCGACCTCGAAGATCGAGAACTGCTGCGGCTCCTGGTCTTGGTAGGCCATGCGGCCTCCTAGCGGTGCTTGTAGTAGATGTGCGTGACCGTCGCCGTGGTGTCCGTTGACCACACCTTGATGCAGGTCTGCGGCCAGATGCCTGCGGGCACGTTCGGCACGATGGTCTCGTAGCCGCTCGGGTCGGTGATCTTGACGTTGCCCGCAACGCTGATGTGCAGCGCGTCTGCTGGCGGGTCGAGAAGCGTCGTGTCGGATGGGGTGATCTCGCGCAACTTCTGCGCGGAGCCTGCTTGATCGTATACGCCTGACATTGGTATCTCCGGGGTTGGTTTGCTTGGTGCTTCGGTTGTGTTGTGCGCGGCTAGACGCCTGGCGGAACCCATGACCCGCCGCCGTTTGCGACTTGGTCCCAGATCTGTAGCGCCTCGGCGTGGTATGGCTCGTGGCGAAGGATCGTTGCGATGCCGGGGACCGCCCACGAGTGGTCGAACCATCCGGTGCGATGCGCCCCCTTGCCCTCGACGTATTCGGCTGCCGGCAGAACCGTGCCATCCGTGTAGCCGACGTTGTCCCAGAAGATCCAGCGCCCGTTGGGTTGCTTGCGCCATGCGTGGGCGATGACTGCCTTGGCTGCTGCGAGTGCCAGGTCTCTGCCACCCTTGCCGCCGATGATGGTGCAGGCCAGGTCCAGACCGTAAGCGCCTAGCGACTGCTGCCAGAACATGGTGCCGCGCTGGTAGCCGTCAAGGTCAGCGGTGATGCTCTCATCGGCGCGACTGTCCCAGATGCCACCAGGCAGCCCGGACAACTCCGGCACGTAGACCTTCTCGACGCGATCGACCCAGCGATCGGCCACCTTGTCCGCCAGTTCGCGGTTCGCCAGCCCCTCGTAGAGATGCACGGCCACCATGCCCGCATAGCCGACAGATCGGGCAGCGTCGCAGTGTGATGTCGACAGGCTGCGGTCGATGGTCTCGCCGGCAAGGAAGCTCGTGGCTTGGTGCTCGAGCAACCTTTGGAGCATCGGGCAACCGTAGATGCGGGCAGCTGCGGCGAGCGTGCCTAGCAGCCAGTGCTCCCGATCTGGGCCGAACCAGTTGCCGGGCGCATCCCATGCGGCCAAGTCTCGCTTCTTGCCGAGCCGGTCAGGGCTTAGACGGTGCGGTCGGCTGCTCCAGAAGAACATGCCGGGGTGCGCGGCCAGGTCGAGCGGTGCGCCGCTGTCCTCGTAGTGATGGCACGGGCGCTGGGCATACTTGCACGCGCTCAGGTAGGCGACATGTTCGGCTCCGGCTCCACCGGGCAGCAACGACTCCCCGCGCACAAATAGCTGGTCCTCCTGGCTGCCTGTCTGGCTGCTGGTGGGCGCAATGCCGACGACCGGGTATCCGTAGTCGTGCAGGCGATCGACTGCGCCACGCCAGTGCTGGCGGCTCCACGCCATCGGGTCGAAGCCTGGAGCGTATTGCGGGTTGCCGTCCGGCAGCAGGCGATGGAGCGCGGCGCATCCGATGAGGCCACCAGCCTGCATCTTCCAACTCGCGCCTTGCTTGGCGGTCGAGTGGCTAGGCCAGAACACCGAGAACGGGAGCGCGTTGCCTTGCCCATCAGCTACCGGCTTGGCGTCTGCGAGCGGTTGCCAGATCTCTCGCCCCTCGACGTAGACGATGCCGTTGCCAAACTCCAACTTGATGGCTGGGGCTTGCGTGAGCAGCTTGTCGGTTCGCGGCGTGCTGTGGACCGTCAGGATGCGACCCTCTGCCCATGGCTGGCCGGGGTATTGCGTCAACCAGACTTCCGAGACCATCTCGCCGTGCCGCAGGCGCATGTGGGCGACGTATGCTGGGCCGTCCGTCTTGATGTCGAGCACCGGCAGCGTCAGCCCGTTGAGCTTGATCGGCCCGCCGAACCAGCTCATGCCGTTGGGCGGTTCCGGCGCCCAGTCCCACGGGCGCGACTCGGTCATGTCCAGCGACCTGCGCTCGCCCGGCTGTAGCTCAACGTGGACGTGGATGGCCCGAGTGTCTTTGCCGGTGCTGTTGCCCAGGACATACCTGGCGCCTTCGACCTGGCCAGCCTTGTGCGGCGGCATCCAGTCGATGTTGCGGCGGACCCATCCAACGAACGGGTGCGCGCCATGGTTTGCTAGGGCGATGCGCACGGCTAAACGTCGGTTATCGCGCCCGTTGTCGCGTCAAAGTCTACGGTGAAAGTCTCGCCAACCGGGAGCGAGACCGTGCTGCCATAGTCGAAGAAACCGATAAGCGGGCCGTCGGTAGCCGTGGCGTTGTAAACGATGGCATAGCGGAAGTCAGCCATACCCGCGCTAGCAGATGTGAACACTACGTCCGCCAGGACGAGCTTGTATACACCGCTGGTCTGCGCGCTGCTCGAAACCGTGATGGTCTCGCCGCCTGCGGTGTAGCCGTTGCCTGCTGCAATCTCTGTGATGTCGGCGAGCACGCTGTCTGTGACCACTGGCGAGACGTTGCTTAGTGCGACCTTGAGCGTGTGCCCGCCTACCGAGAGATTGTGGACGCCGTGCGCCTTGTCTTCGACGAACTGATAGAACTTCTGGAATGTTGTCATGGGTTAGATACCGATGCCGATGCCAAGTGAGAGGCGCTGCGCCCCGGAACCAGAGACGACGGCGCCAGAACTGACGGCCAGCGCCGCTGGATGGAACGTTGTCGCGAACTCGCCGTGCCCAGCGAACAACGTCACTGATGCCCCGATGTAGTCCAGCACCGCTGCGTATTTGACATACTGCGTCAACGGTTCGGGAGAGAACGTGCCGAACGGAAGGTGCCCGAAGTCACCGTCCTTGCCGTTGCCTCGTGGTTGGTCGAGCGTGAAGACGCAGAACCCCTGGACTCCTAGGTCTTCTAGGCCCTGGAGGTATGTCGCATACGCAGACCCCATCTCGGGGACGTTCTGCATCGTCAGCAGATACGCTCGCAGTGCAGCATCGCTAGCGACTGCTGGCGCGTAGTGCTGGCCGCCCTCGTAGAGAACGATCGGCAGCCCGTAGCCTAGATCAATGTGGCTTTGGACGTAGCCGAGCGATACCTCGATCGCCTTCGCTACCCCGTTGACTTCCGTCGAGTCGGCTGCGGTGTAGTCACTGAAGAATTGCTCCGTCGTTCTAGTTTGATGCCACGCGCTCTGTGCGCTTGACGTTGCACCACCGAAGTAAGGCGCAATCGACAGGATGTCAACGACCCCCACAGCGGCGCTGCTCTCGGCCAGCATCATCTGGTCGCACAACCAGCTATTGGCTGCCTGAGATGCCAGCACGCGCTGCATCTTGGTGCCCTGCGTCAATCCCGCAGTGTGCATAAGCGCCCAACACTCACGACTGCGGCGGATCGTATACCATAGTCGCTGGATTGTTACCGACTCCGCGGGCCAGATCAGAGCACCCTGGTCGCCGACATACGTTGTCTGCTGGAAGACTCCGTTCCAGGTTTCATTGCTGTATTCGACGTATACCGTGCCGTCACAATCCAGGAGCTTCGTCGCTGCTGCTGTGACTGCTGCGTCTGTGGCTTGGTGGGGGATGCAATACCACATATCGCAACCGAGCTTGTTGGCCAGCGCGACACATACCTCGATGGGCACGCCATAGTCCCCGCCCCAGTAGAGGTAAGACTGTGGTCGTAGCGTGTCGGTCGTCGTCGAGTTCTTTGTCGCCAGCCAGTTCATGAACCGGAGCAACGGGCGGCCTGTAACCTGCGCGACAAACGTAGGATGGAACAACTCGCCACCATCGCTTGCCGTGACGTGATCCTCGTGGACCATCGTCATGTAGGTAGGCGGAGTCACTATCGCGGTGATGCGTAGCTGCAACCCCGAAGCGCCGTCGCTCGTGAACTCCCAGACACCTGGACTGGTTTCGGTGAGCCCCGTCCCGCCCGTGACGGTGAACGTCATGTCGCCATCAGTGCGGAACACGTAGGTTCCCGATGGCCATTCCGAGTCCTCATCACTGCTTGTGATGACGTAAACGATCTCTTGGTTCGACAGCACCGACTGCGGGTAGCCGTTTGCGTCGACCGTCACTTCGCGCCCGTCAGCCCAGATGTTCGGGCTGATTTGCCGCGACACCGGAGCAATGATGGATTTCATCATGTCCAAGAACGGCCGGCAACCAGCGTAGTAGTTGATCGGCGACATGTTCCAGCCGATGTCCATCGTGCCGCCTAGCGGCGGGCTAGCCGATGCAACTTCGTAGGCTCCAGCGTCCTCAGAGGCGTCGCGAGCGGTGCCAACAATGTCCGTTGCGGGCATCGTCGCCGTCGAGCAATACCCCAGCGCCAGGTTATTGGCATGATCTACTAGCGTGTAGTCGCCCGATGCCGATGCAGTGAACGATACCTCGCCAGCCCCAGGCGTTCCGCTCGCGTTGAACGTCGTTGAGAACGTGCAGTTGGTCTCCGTATCGAATCCAGGGGTGGCCGATCCAAGGATGCAGTCAACCAGTGCAGTCGTATAGGTAGCTGCGCCGCCCTCAGTCATCGCCGTCGAGCTAACCAGAAGGCACCCAGCAAACTCGATGTCGTAGGTCAGCGGAGTAGCGCGACCGAACGAAGTCAGGGAACAAGGCGTCCCGTCGATGGTGCAGCCCCTCGCTCGCACTACTAGATCGCCGCTCTGTGATGCCAGAGCGATCGGGATATACGTGGAGTCGTTGCCGTAGAATACGCAGTTCTCGAAGGTCAGCGTTGAGGTGAACGTGCCCATGGTCTGGGCGTGGCTGATGCCGTTGGCTGTGACCGCAGGTGCGCTGTGGAAGCTGCAATTCCTGATGGTCGCATCCCGATTCTCGGTGATAGTCCCATCGGTGCGGAAGCTGCGGTTGAAGCTGCCCAGCGTTGACTGGTCGAACTCGATACCCTCGATCAGCAAGCTGGTCGCGCCGGTTGCCCCGTTCGTCAGGCGAGCACCTGTCATCGTGACGCTGCCGAAGCCGTCTTGTGCGACGACCTCGACGATGACGCCAGCGGTCCAGCCGCTCAGCGTGACGACGAGATCGGTAGAGTAGCTGCCAGCAAGGATCTCCAGACGCTCCGTGTCACCGCTGGCCGCTGCCGTATTCCGGGCCGTATTCCAGGCTAATATGGTTGCGTAGTCTCCGCCGGAGCCGAGCGTGCTGGTGGTAGTCGTTGGCATCGGCTCGCAGTATACCCGATTCCGGGTTGCGCAACACCGTGCCTACTCGGTTTCGGGTGCGCCTAGTTCCTGCTTGGTGTAGTCGTCCAGGGTTGGACTATCCGGGATCCATGGATTCACCATCTCTTCCGTGGCTCTTTCCTCGGCTGCCATCCACGCCTTGCGGATGGCGGTTTCCTTACCATCTCGGATCAATTCAGCCATAAATTGGCTCGGCTTTCGACCCGGCTTGAGCATTCCCCTGTTGGCCATGTCTAAGCGTAGAGCGTCCAGGTCTGCCGGAGCACCGGCGACAATCAGACAGTTATGGATCGTCTCCAGTAGGTTGGCCTTGTCCTCGCGGAGTTTGCGAATCTCCTCCACCAACCCAGCGTCAACCGCATCACCCGGCTGGCATCCGATAGGCTTGAGTCCCAGCGCCTTGCGGGCTTCCTGAATGACCTTGAGGTTGGCGGCGTCGGAGTCGCGCAGCTTGGCGATCTCGGCCTCAGCGAACATGGCCATCATCCCAGGCCCCCACGCAACGATCGGTGTGCCAGGCGACGGCGGGAAGTCGATCGCCTCCAAGAACCACTGGTGGGCGCGCGCTTCGACCGTGTCACCTTTGACTGGTTTGCGGTTCATCACTTGCCCTCATCGTTGCCAACAGCGGCGTCGTAGGCGGTGATCGCTGACGAGATAGACTTCTCCCGCTCGATGGGGCAGCGTTCGTAATCACGCGCCGCCTCCACCAGCGCGAGAATGGCGGGCGTCGCGTTGCGCATGGCAATTATGAAGTCGCGATCCTTCTGGTGGATGATGCCGCCAGCCTCATGGTCGTAGTTTCCGGCCACTGAAGCTCCGTACTTTCCCGCATCTAGCGTTGTGATCTCGTGACCGTTCGCGCACCACGAATAACCAACATCGAACGCATACGGGTCGTCTTGATGAACCCACGGCCCCGGCGTCGTGGCGTCGTGCAGCTTCTTCAGGTTATCCATTACTTTCCCCCCAGTTCACGCTTGCTTTCAGGCTTGGTTGATATGTAGACGCGCACGATGCGAGCCTCTGGCGACGGCTTCGATGGTAGGCATGATCTATCAGGCTCCGCAAACCTGCAAAGCACCCAATCCCCTCGATGATCCAGAATTGCCCAACTGTATGCGAATGATTGCTTAATCCTCGCCATTACTTTCCACCCAGTGCGCGGCGGCACAGTTCGGCGAGAGCGTCAACGATCACCTCGTGGTCGACATCCGTATACTGGAAGTCCCCACTGGCCAGACACAGGACAGCTGCGAGCGAATCTGTGTCCTTATGCACGCCAGCTCCCTTGCCAGGAGGGTTGGCGAGCAGGGCGTCGATTTTGGCAAGTGCTTGCTCTTCGGTGCAGTCTCCTGTCTCGCGAATCCAGTCGGCGAACGCCCGCAGCTTCTCATCCCACCGCTCGGCGCCGTTGCTCTGCATCTCGGCCACAGCCTCCTCGGCAATCTCGGCGCGTTCTTCGGTGGCGGCTACGTCCTTGCGTAGTTCGCGGATAACGTCGACCGCGACGGAACAAGCCTCGACGATGCCGACCCATTCGCTAACAGGCGCCTCCAGCCGTAGCGTGCGCTTGGCTTCGTCTTGCAGCGTGCGTAGAGAGCGCAGATCCGCCTCAACCTCATCGGCTCGGTCGGAGCGCATATCCAAGGTCTCCTGAATCGTATTAACATCGGCCTCAGCCTTCTCGGCGCGGGCTACGGCTTCGTTGCGCTCGGGCCGCAAGACTAGCAGGCCGTGGTCAGCCTCATCGCGCTCGGCAGTCACTAAGGCAAGCTCCTTGCGGAGCTCCCTGATCTCAGCCTCGGCCAAATCGGCTCTGGCGACAGCATCCTTGTATTCGCCGACCAACTCCGTAACGCCATCCACCAAGTCGCATGTTGGCTTCCATCGGTTGAGGTGCTGTATGGCTTCTTCGATCTCCTCGCGCATCTCCTCGACCTCGCTCGGCCCCCGCGCTTCCTCGGCCTTAACGGCTACATATAGATCGTTCACGGCAGACAAGTGATCGCATTCCGGCCCCGTCTTTGCGAATGCGGGGCTGGTCATCCAAACCGTTCTTGCCGCCTCCAGCAACGCGCTCGACGCACGCGGCTCGGGCTCTAGCTCGCTTACCTCTGCTAGCGCGTTCAGAATCAACGCAACGTCAGTGCCTGTCGCGCCCGCCAACCCATCGCCAGGTAGACGCCTAATGTCCCACCCGCCGATCGCGTTCATGATGGCCCGGAACATCGGGTGCTCCTGGGTCTCTGTCGGTATCACCGCTGTGTATGGGCATGGCGTGTAGGGGATCGACGCACGCGGCTCCTTGTTCGGCTTCAGGTGAATGACGTCATCGACCTGAGTCGCCTGCACGCCGTCCAACACGCAGCCGTGCATGTAGGAAGCTGGCAGCGGTGTGGCTTTGGTTAGGGAGCGGATAATCTCAAAACCCGACTCGGTAGGGTTCCTGTCGTTCTTGAGAATCCACTCCATGTAGGCCACAGACCGGTCAATCAGGTCTTTGCTTGCGTAGTTGGTCACTTTCCACCCTCCTGCAATTCCATCCGCATCCGAGCCAGCGTCAGCAAGTATTGCCCACTGCGCCCCATCCTCGCTTCTGCCTTTCGGCGCAGGTAGATGATGGTCGAATGGTCTCGCCCACCGAGCATGAGTCCGATCTTCTCAAGGCTCAACCCGCACGCGAGCAGCAGATGCACAGCAATGCAGCGGGCATCCGACACTCGTGCAGTGCGCCCCTTGCCAATCAGCTCCCACATCTCGACGCCGCAGTGGCGATCAATGATGCCCCACACTCTGGCAGGGTTAGCCAGTATCGGCTCGGGTCGCGCATTCAGCGACAGTGGTTTGAAGCACCCGTTTCGCGCCATCTTCCTAAGCCTGACGGCTCTCTCTGGCCTGTTGGGCAATTTCGCGGCTAGTTTCATCGTCTGGTTTCCCGTTGGTCCATGCGTCTATGCGGTTCTGAATCTCCTGCCGCTCCCACACGGTTGCGGCCCTCCACTTGGCATCAATGAGCCGAGCGATGATCAGAGTCCTGGCCTGTTCGTCGGCTAGGTCTGTGGTTGACTTGCGGCCAGGAACAGACCACGACTTGTCTCTGCGCTTCGGGTGCCAGCTGCCAGCCAACTCGGCGCGACGCTTGTTCGCTTCGCGCTTGCATTGGCGGCACTGGCCATTCCCGTAGCGTCCGTAGACTTCATAGCTGTGACCATTCCTGCAATGTGTGTTGCCGCTCAAAACGGCACGTCCCCGTAATCCGGCTCCGCCTCCTGGCTGACCTGCGCCGGCCTTCCTCCGCCACGTCGATCCCCGGTGCTCTCCGGCGATCCGTCGCGCCCACCGACAAACTCGAACCTGTCGACGACCACCTCAAGCTTGTTGCGCTTGGCGCCGCTCTGCTTGTCCTCCCAACTCGAATACTCAAGCCTACCCTCGACCAACAGGCCGCTGCCGCGCTTACAGTATTCGTTGAGCACCTCAGCCGTGCGACCGAATGCGGCCAGGTCGACGAAGCATGTCTCCTCCTTGACCTCGCCAGTGCTCTTGTTGGTCTGCTTGCGGTTGATAGCCATGCCCATCTTGGCGATGGCCATACCTCCCTGGGTGTATTTCAGTTCGATGTCTCGGGTCAGGTTGCCCATCAAGATGACTTTGTTGAAGTTGCTCATATCTAGCTGGCCTCCCTGGCCTTCGGTGTGATGCCTAGCTCCTGCTGCCTTTCGCGATAGCAAGCCACGGCGGTTTCCTTGTCGACACCCTGGAATCGGGTTGCCTTGATGCGTTCGGCGACAGCTTGCAGGCTGGCCGGCGTCTTCGTCTGCCGGATCGCAGCAACTGCGAACTCGACTGAGTCGAATGGCTCCAGCTTCTTCGCTGGCTTGCGCCCCTCTGCTCCTCGCGTTGCCCTCGCCCCGTCATCGTCATCGTCAGAAGGCGCGACGCCGCATATCGCAGCGAGCGCATATCGTCTGGCATAGGTGATCGCAGAACCCATCGCCTGCGGGTCGTTGGCTTTCACGGTCAACACGGGGCATCGACTCTCCACGCTTCCGCCTGCGACATGCGTGAGCACGGTGCGCACAAACATCCGGTCGCCATCAAAGTCGATGGCCTGAGTCATGGTTATCTCCGCATCCTGAAGAGCTGGCCGAACCGCCTCGCATATGCCGCGCAGCGATACAAACTTGCTATTGAAGTGCGGGTTGCTCGCATCCTTCATCGGGTCAACCATCTGCCTCTGCGCTTGCAGCAGGGCCTTGTGGAACTCTGCGGTGCTCATAGCGGGAAGTCCTCAGCGTCGTCGGTGTCCTCGGTCTCGTAGACTTCTTCCGTCCACGTTGCCGACATTGGCAGCTCGATCTCGACAAACTGATCCGGCGTGCTAGGCCAGAAGTTTGTGCGCTCAGCAACGGCGATGCCCTCGCACGTGTTCTCGTTCTCCATCTCCAGATGATCGCAATCATCGGTGCTCAGTTGCAGCAACCAGACTCGAAGACCTTGTGGCGGCTTCGGCGCGATAACGACCAGGCGAGCACCCTTGATGCTGTAGCCGTTGGCGTTGAGTCCCGCGCGGCAACCAGCTCCCTGGTTAAGCCATCCGTTCTTCTGCGCCATATAGGTCAGCGTTCGCAAGTCCTTGGTTGCCTCGACAGACACCTTGAGGTCGTACGTCCATTCGTCGGTGAACCAGTCGGGTCGACACTTGCGCCGAACTCCGGTTACCGGGCACGTCCAGAACACCGTGACCTCCTTGCCTTCTGCGGCAGCGAATGATTCGGCTGCGGCAGCCTTGGCAAAGAACGCTGAGCGCACGGCTTCGATCTGCTGGTATTCAGCGGCGCTAATGATGGTGCGGCCCTCCGCTTCCCATTGCGCCTTGATCTCTTTGTTGGCCTTGCTCTGGAAGGTCATACCCTCCGGCTTGACGGCAACTTGAGCCTCGAACAATTCTGGCGTGAGGATCGCGCAGTGGGCTGACTTGCCGATCCGTGTCGCCTCGGTGTCGCCGTTCTCGTCGCGGTGCTCGCGCTTCCACTTCATCATTGCGGGAAGCCCATGGCGAAACTCGCGCAGGTCGCTGTTGCCGTAGCCTGGATGATTCAGGTAGTCGGCGAACGGCATGTCGTAATGGATGCCGGACGTGATTATCTCGGTCGTGGTCATTAGAACCCCCAAAGGAAAGCGGTGTAGATGAAGAGGACCAGCAGCACGCAGCCGCCGATCTCTTCCATGATGTCGAGACCCGTGCGCGTCGGCTTCATCGGAAGCCACCGGCCCAGGTAGTCGCGTTGTTGGCGGCGGCGGCTCATTCGTCCCCCTCCCGGCTCTCGTCGAGAGCGATCTCGACATGGTTCAGCGCGCTAGATGCGTGCGACATGTGCGCTCTGGCTTCGAAGTAGGCCGAAGCGCCGAGTCGGCTATCCATGTAGCTAGCTCGAATCTTGGCATCGAGCGCACGGATAGCAAGTTTGAGTCGCATAGCTTCGGATTGCAGGGCGTAGCGTGAAGCAGCCATCGTTAATCTCCCTGGTAGCGGCGCTCGTTCGGGCCGTGGTAGTAGGATTCCGGGCCGGTCATGCCAGCATACGGGTTCGGGTCGCAATACTGCTCGACTACCGCTGGCGAGCCACCGCAGACGCGGGCGCATTCCTCGCGGGACTGCTCGGCCTCGCTGCGAGTCGCGTGCGGGCCTGACCATCTCCCCTGCCCGTTGAGGCTGCCGCCATGGAACACGAAGAACTCGGTGGCTCCCTTCTGATCTCTGCTTTGCATCTATGTCCTTTCTGTTCGGCTTCGCGAAGTGCGTCGCCTCTTGTCTGCCAGGAAGCTATCGGCAGTTCTGCTAGTTGTCAACACAGCAATGCTAGATTTATTCGGCAGCACTGCCTACGATGAGCACATGAACTTTGACGATCTGTTGCAACGCCTGCGCCCTGCTACCTATGCCGAAATTGCGGATCAATGCGGGCTGTCACTGCGCGCCCTGTCGGATCTGCGCGCCGGACGGGTATCGGAGCCAAGGCGAGCGACTGCTATCGCTCTCGCCTTGGCGTTAGGCTGCTCGCGCCCGAAAGTGCTACGCGCCATCCGAGCTAGCTATAACGCAGCGCACAGATAGGCCGCACAGTCACCGCAAGCGCGGCCTTTTGGTGTCCACCTACGAGCACACTGAGCAGAAGGGCTAGCACTCGCCAGGCTCCGGCGTCTTTGGCACCCACTCAAAGCACCAGTCGTCGTCAAAGCTATGCGGCCAGACAGCGCCGCCCCCGTTCGGAACGTCTGCGGTTGGCGCGTTCTTGCGGCACTGACCTTCTGCATACCGACCGATCCGGTCCCACGCCGCGCACGTCTCGCATGTTTTGTCGGTCATAGCGTCATCGACTCCCTTTTGATCACTAGGTCTTGCAGACTCTTTGCTGCGGTGGCGATGAACACACTCCCCACGTCACGGCGGAACGAATCGCAAAACTTCTCCCTATCTGGCCCAAAGTAAAGGATGGCATGGCCATCGTCTGGAGTGCCTGCTCGTGTCCCCCAGAACTTTATCCTACCCCTGGTGAAGCATACGGCATTTGCCGTGTCCATAAGTGGCGTGAAGTACTTTGCAGTGATGGTTCTAGTTGCAGCTAGGGCGCACATGCTGCTAACTCTTCCTGATGCTAGCTCATGTGCTATCTTGGCAGCCCAAGATGCCCAGTCACTGAATGGAGGGTTTACCCATACATTCCCATGCCATCGCTGCGTCAGTCCATTTGTCGCCAAAGTATAGAAGGTTTCTGCCTTCACTACTTGATTGGCAATAAAGTGGCTGGCTGGGTCCGTGTCGATTGACCCCATTGCAGTTCTTGCTGCCTCGATAATGACTTCGCTTGTGTAGAAGTCGTCGATTGTAATCCTCCTTGGGAGCAAGTCATGCTTAGCAAACCCCGGCAAAACGCTCAAATCCCTTGGCTTCGTTCTTCCTTCATGTGATGGCATCCAGTGTTCTGGGTCCATCAATGGTACAGAATCTCTGAATGAGTCGTCATCCTCTGGGACAACTACGTAGCTCAGGTCGCGGAGCCAACGGATGTAGCCAATCAGGTCCTCGCTTGCTTGGAACGTCTCCTTTTGGATGCGGATGTCATCGAAATGACGATGTATAGCCAACTCGTCTGCGTCAGAATCTGCCCTGATTTCGCAAAGCTCCTGCACGTCTGGAGTATGCCCGTCTAATGCTGGGGCCTGGTGCTGCTTTAGCCTCGTCCCTCTCGACTGCCTTGACTTCCCAATCTTGATGACATCATCGCCAACAGCCAGGAAGTAAATCCACAGCGGCTTGCTCTCTTTAGGACTCATCGACACCACCCACCAAGAGGGTTCACTTCGGCAGCAGTCACCACCTCTTTAGCCGGAAGGTTCGCCGCTTTGGTGACTCGGAAACGCATGTGAGCCACAAGCCTTGGGTCGTCAGCGATGAGTCTCCGAGCAATGTATGCCCGGTAGTTGTTGTTGATTTTGAAGTCTTCGTCACCGCCTCGAAGAGTCATCTCCCACCTCACTCGCTCCGCCAATAGGCCGATGCCAAACATGCGGCCAAGAGAACGCAACTGCTCTGCAAATCCAGCAAAGTGCTTCATCGCCTCTGGGTTGCTATCAATCCATCGGTTAGCGCGCTCCCGCAACGTCTCTAACTCGCCATCCATCACGCACCACCCGTAACTGTCTCGGCTAACTCCAGCTTACCGAGCATGTCCGCGCCAACCTTCTTAGCTTTCGTCGAGAAGCTGTATCGGTGCGATGGATGCAGCCTCACCTCGTCAAACACGCCAGCATCGACAAGGCGCTTGCAGTGCATTCTTGCTGTCCGTGGAGCAACCTTCGCCGCTTTGGCAACCTCGTTAGCCGATAGCCACTTGCCTGAGTTGCGCACCACGAGGAACGCTCGCAGCAGTTGCGCACTCACCTGAGTTTCTTCGCTTGTCATATGCGGCCACTATGCCACACATGCTCGCCAGATAAAACCCACTAGTCGACAAATCTTTCCCGCAGCACCCAAGCCACCGCCACCGCCAGCGCCGCCTTCTGGTGCCCACCCACGAGCACGCCGATAGCCCCCGGCGGTTCCACCTCGACGCCCTTATTGCGTTTGGCCTTCTTGTCGCTGCCCTCGCCGTGTATCAGCTTGAGCGCAGCCCACGCCGTCGAGTCGTTCTTGACGGTGACCTCGCCCAGCGTCGCCTTGCCCAAGATGCTCTTTACCTCGTAGCGCGGCATCGAGTAGGCGCGCGGCCACTTCGCCTCGGCCCATGCGGCTAGGCGTCCGAACGTGATACCACACGCCACCATCTCTGGCCTAGTAACCCCCTGTCCGACTGGCTTTTCCTGCACCACTACGTCTATGCGCCCGACACTGGCCGGGATGTCGTGGCGGTGCTCGGGGAACTCGCCGCCCGCGATGGCTCGCCGCTGTTCGGAGTCGTAGACGCACCAGCCGGTGACATTACCCGGATCAATGCCCAAGACAATCACTTAGCCACCTCGTCCTGCGACATCAGCGTCACGAGCCGGACGAATGCGTCCATATCCACGTCGATGCACACTCGCCCCTCTCCTGTACCGTAGGCGTGATGGTCGAACAGCAGCTTACGGACGGCGGCCACGATGTCGGCTGGCTTGGTGTGGCTCACGGCTGCACCTCTTCGTTGCCTACATTGGCGTCGTAGGCGGCTAGTGCTTCAACAAGCGCCAGGTAGTTCTTAGCCGTCAAGCTGGGCGACTCGACCACGTCGCGCACAGCCTCCACCAGCGCGAGGATGGCGGGCGTCGCGTTGCGCATGGTGGCGATGAGGTTTGCGTCGGCGCACCATCGACCCATGCCCTGCATACCACGGCTAGCGACGAAATGCGGTCCTGCTATGTGATGGTCAATAACGACGCGCTCACTACGGCACACCTGACCACCAGGACCAGGCGGCGTAACGTCCGCTCTCCACGGCCCCGGCGTCGCGGCCTCGTGTAGCTTCTTGAGGTTGTCCATTACCGCGCCCTCCGATGGCTTTCCCAGTCGCAGGCCATCACCTGCCCACCATTCTCGCGCAACCTATCCCAGACTGCTTCACCGAGGAACCCACGCAACTCCTTGCCGCTGAGGTTCGAGACGATGACGGTTGGTTTGCCCTCGTTGTAGCGGGCGTTGAGGATGTGGAAAACCTGCATGTGCTCGTAGTTCGAGTCCGTCTGCCGTGCCACCTCATCGAGGACTAGCAGATCCGGCGCAACGAAAGCTTCGACTGCCTGCCGTTCGGTCTCCTCGGGTTCTTTCCCATACGTTGCCTTTATACGGCCCAACATGCCCATCACAGTCGCATATCGTCCGGTAGCGCCCTTTGCCATAGCCGCACGGAGAACGGCGACTGCAAGGTGCGTCTTGCCGCTCCCAGGGCTTCCTGAGAGCACAAGGCATCGGCCATCAGCCATGACACCTTCGAAGGCGCTAGCGTAGTCTTTGGCTGCCTGTAGGACTTGCCGCTGCTTCTGCACGCCAGCGACAAAGGAGTCGAGCGAACATTCCGTGTATCGGGCTGGGATCTCTGCCTCCTTGCACCGCAGACTAGCGATACGCTGGGAAGCAGATAGGCCACCTAGCGCCATGGCCTCGGCCTCGTTGGCCTCCATCTGCAACTTGGCATCGCACGTCGGGCAAGATCCCCAGAACGGCTGGAGGTAGCTATAGCGCCGGGGGTTCGCCGGCATCGGGTCGAGCGCCCACATGTGAGCTTCGTAGGCCCCGTGCTGGTCGCAGGTTCGTTCCTCGGTCTGAATCGCAACGTGCTTGCGGGGCGTGTGCAGCGTCTTGGTCATTAGTCATCCATCCCTGTATCTGAGTAGTCCTTGAGCCGGGTGTCGTGTGGCATGTGCCCACGGTTGCCGTTTGGTGATGTCTTGGACTTCGAGAATCTGTCTTGAAGCCATTCAGCTTTGAAGCCGCGCCATTCGTTGCTGGCGGATTCCTCGATCGCTTGCGCTAGCGTCAACCCAGCCTTCTTGGCCTCGCTGTCCATCCTGGCCATGACCGTCGGGGTCACCGCCCCGAACTTCTTGGCCTTGCGGACTGACAGCCAGTCTTTCCAGACTTGCTCGGGCACAGACTCCGGCCGCTCAATGACAAGCGCAGGCTTGCGCTCTCCCCCCTTGGGGGGCTGGGGGGGGTGTTCTGTATTCATCTCCATCTCCATCTCCGTGGGCTTATCCTGCTCACGCTCGCTTACGCCATGCTTACTAGATGCTGACGCCTGCTTACGTCGCCACTCAGCCTGTGCCTTTCGGTTCTGTTGGCGTCGATCTTCCTCTCGGCGGATGGCTACGTACTTTTGCCATGTGGGCATCGAGTAGAGGAAGTTCCCTTCCTTAATCAGCCGCCGCCCCTCGTGCTCTGGCGATCGGCTGTCTGGATCAGGAGAGCACAGCACCTCAATTGCGGCGTCGACCTCTTCGGCCGAGCAACCAAGGATGGTCGCCAGGATGCGAGAGTTTAGCTCTACGATCCCAGGCGGCTTGCTTGTGGAAATGCAGTAGGTCCAGACTGCGAAAACGGTCGGGCCGATTCCGACCATGGACCCCGTAAACATCGACTCGAATACCTTACCGTAAGCCATGGACGCTTACGCTAGCTTACGCGCTATCGCACGTCAACACCTGCGACAGCGGTTTCCAGTTTGGAAACAACTCGCCGAACCATCAGGGCACAAAAAAGCCCCGCCGAGCGCATCACCCGACGAGGCATTCCACCGGCAAAGAGCCGGGGTAGCTAGATAAGCGCCCAGTAGGCCCAGAACACCAGCGCCCAGCCGGCGATCGCGAGCATGACCACCGGCAACAAGTGCCGTAGGCGCGGAGGCGGCTCGTGGTCGCCCCAGTCGTCGTCGCTATCGTCATTCGCTAACGGCCTGTATCGCCCTGCATCAAGCTCGGCGACCCTGACCGGGTCAGTGATCTCGGTGTAATGTCCTTCACCGTCATAGCTCATCCAACGATTGCCCCAAACGATTCCATGCACAATCACCTTTGCAGTATCAGCCTTGCGGGCCTTGAGACGCTTGCGGCGGCGGGATGAGCGGCTCACGGCTGCACCTCGTCGTAATGCTCCGGCTCGATCTCGGTGACATCACACCCAAGGATCTTCGTTGTGTTTCGATACATGGCACCGCTCTTCCTTATCTGTTGGCAGGTTAGAAGGAGCGATCCGATGTCGTTCTTTGATTTCGGCGAATAGAGCATCCCCACCCCCAAGACCACGTATCGATTGCTTCTATCCCTAACGACCGTTTTGCCAGTCTCGATACCAAGGCTGCACGAGACATGGTAGGCCAGATGATGCCGAGCCTTAGAGTGTTCTCTCGCGGCTTCGGCCTCTCGCTGATTAGCAGCCTTCAACTCGGCAACTAAAGCGTCGAACTTATGGTTTGAGTCTTTCACGGCTGCACCTCGTCGTCGGTGACAAAGCGGAACTCGTGCCACCCTGGGCCGATGCCGTAGTTCTCCATGTGCTCGCCAATCTCCTGCTTGGTAAGCGGGTCAAGATGTAACCAGTGCCATTTCCCGTCGATCTGCTCGGATCCAACAACGGCGCTAGAGCCTTCTTCGGCATGTGGACCAGGCAACCCTGGTAGATCCACAGTAGCCACGACGTAGCGGGAGGATTCGGTAGCGAGATCAAAGGAGACGGTAAACAACTCGCCGTTGCGGAATGCGAATGTCCTCACGGCTGCACCTCGTCGAGCTTGGATAGGGCCTTGTTGCACCCGAAGCCGGGCAGGTGCCCATACATGGATATGATTGTGACGCACCCATTAATCACGCAACGTCCACCGAGACTTCCAAGCTCGGACGCCTTCGCATACTTGCCGCACTGAGGGCACTTGCGTCCACCTTCGGTTGCCATCCAGAGCATCATGCCCATTTGCGGTTGATCGGTGGCGCTCACGGCTGCACCTCGTCGAGCTTGGCTAGAGAGACTCTCAGGTAGGCTCTACGCTCATCAACGAACGACGAGAACGGAGATCCAGCATCCACCTCAGATAAGTATCTTCGCGCAGCCTCGACTACCGCGAGCAGGTCTGGCAGCGCGTTGACGGCAGCGGCGATCAGCTTCAAGTTCTGAGGGTTTCGATGTGCCGGTGGGCATGTGCTGCAAACTTTCGCCCATCGCTCGCCGTCATGTGGACCGTGGATCTCGTAGTAGTCGCGGCTCCCATCCATCTTGAGGCTTCCGCGACCCTCGCAGACCCACGGGAGTGGCGTCGCAGCGGCCAACAACTCTTCTAGGCGGCTAGGCATCGGTGGCCTCCTTTTCGACGACCTCGCCACAACGGCAGCGCCGCGAGCCATCCTTGAAGTCGAGCACTAGGTGCATGTCGCCGCACTGCTCGGCAGGCGTGCACACACCTCGCTGCGCTTCTTCCTCCGCGACCACCTGCGCATACGTCACGTTGTAGCCGATAGCTTCTCGACGGCTGTATATCGCCCAGCAACGTTCACATACTGGCATCGGTGGCCTCCTTGGCGTTCCAGTCGTGGCAACTCTCATTGGAATAGGTCCACCGAGATCCGGTGCCGGAATGGCTTTGTTCGGACGAGTTAGGCGACAGGCAGTCCCCACGGTGGTTATCGCTGCCAGCAGGTCGCCAGTAAGCGCAGTGTTGGCAAATCTCAGGCATCGCTGGCCTCCTCCCGCTCCCGACGCGGCTTGCGGTCCTCGTCCTGCGTCTTGACTTGGCCCGTTTGCGCATCATGGGTGCCAGGCACGTAGTCGCGGCGATACCCGCCAGGGCACACGGGGCCGGGGCCGACGTGGCGGTGATGCGGGCTGTGGCAGATGGTGCAGCGGGTCATCGCGGTAACTCGCATAGCTGTCGGACCTGTGGGACTTCGACGCGCTCACCCATCGTGCAGAGGCGGAGAATGAGCGGGAGGAC